ATGGCGCGATAGAGAGCTTAAAAAATCTGATTGGATAGTTCCATTAACAGATTACCCACAACATGCGGAATATTTAGTATACAGACAAGAATTAAGAGATTACCCATCACAAGCTGACTTTCCTAATGGAGATAGACCTATTAAGCCATAAGTAAAAATCACTAAAACCAAGTGAGTATATAGAATATACCCTGCTCGGGATAGAGCAACCAATTATACTAATTTAAAACCAAAACCAATGACATTATATTATGCGACTAGTTCGTGGAGTAGTCAACCACAAGTACCACAAAAAACAGTTGATCTTTGGAATCATGTAACTGAAAAGAAAAACTGGAGAATTGTGCAATTACCAAATGGATTTTACCAAACCGAATATTTAGACCTAGAAAAAGAAAATATTTGGCACGACGTAACAAGGCGTGAAACAATGGAAGGAGCTGAGCAAGCGATAGACGCTTCAATAGCTCATTACCAAAAAAAGCTTAGCTTTGTAAACGGTCCACAAGTAGTAAAGACCTTTGAATAGTATTTTATAATCAAATCAAATTAAATTAAATTATGACTGACAAAATTGTCAAAAATCTTAACTTTGGCCAAGACGCTAAGGATAAGGTGTTTAAAGGTATAGATAAATTAACAAAGGCTGTTAGCTCCACACTTGGGGCTAGCGGCCAATGTGTAATACTAGAAGATGATCAGGGTAAACCTGTCATTACAAAAGATGGTGTAACTGTGGCAAACGCTATTACACTATTAGACCCAGTAGAAAATATGGGTGCTACGCTTCTAAAGGAAGCTGCTAGAAAAACTGTTCAAGAAGCTGGCGATGGAACAACAACGGCTACAGTACTAGCGCACTCAATTTTGACTGAAGCGTATAAAAATATCGATAAAGATAATATACGTAATATTAAAAACGGTATAACAAGTGCTGTTGATAAAGTAATTGATTACTTAGAAAAAAAGGTCATTGCGGTAGAAGGTAGCATGCTAGATGATGTAGCTGCTATTAGTTGTAACAACGATGCTGAGCTTGGCAAAATAATCGGTGATGCTTTTAAAGCTGCTGGTGAAAATGGTGTTGTTATAATGGAACCTACAACAGAAGACAAGACAGAGTTTGAACTTGTCGATGGTGTGCAGTACGAAAAAGGTTTAACAAACTCTCACTTTGTAACAAGCAAAGAAAAACGTATAGCAGAGCTTGACAACCCACTTGTATTACTAATCGAGTCACCTATAGAATCTGTACGCAAGATTCAGTCGATACTTGAATACGTGATTAAAAACAAAAAGCCTTTACTTATTATTGGTGATTTAGAAACCGAGGTGTTAGCTACGCTAGCAATGAATAAGGTTAAAGGTAATATAAAAGTAAATGTAGTAAATGCACCTACATACGGTATAAACAAAAAAGACACAATGTCTGATTTAGCTATGCTAACTGGTGCTACTGTTATCAATGAAGATCTTGGTGATGACTTAGATGTTATAAACCCAGACTTCCTAGGATCATGTTTTAAGAGCACAACTAGTGATACAGATACAATACTTCAAGTAGATACTTCTACTGATGAGATAAAGCGTTTAATTGATTCAGTTAAAAAACTAATATCTAAAGCTAAAGCTCCCGGTGAAATTATAAGACTTGAAAAAAGATTAGCTAGACTATCAGCGAAAGTTGCAGTTGTAAAAATAGGGGCTAACTCAGAGATAGAGTTAAAAGAAAAATCAGATAGAGTCGAAGATGCTATCTGTGCTACTAAAGCCGCGGTAAAAGAAGGTATAGTATCTGGAGGTGGTATAGCTCTTCGCGATGCATCTAATAAAACCAAAGGTAAAACCGTTGGTGAAAAGATATTGCTAGAAGCTATTAAAGCTCCGTTTAAAACTATACTAAATAACGCTGGACTAGAAGAGGTTGGTACGCCCGAAGAAGGTATGGGTGTTAATGTAGTTACAGGTGAAACTGTTCACATGGTTGATACAGGGATTATAGATCCTTTACTTGTAACTAAAAGCGCACTCAAACACGCGGCTTCAGTGGCTACCACTATATTATCTACAGATTGTGTAATCAATAATTTAAGAGTTGGAGATGAAAGCAGTAGGTAGAAATATAGTAATAAAAAAGAAAAAAGAAGACACCGTAAAAAAAACTGACGGTGGTCTTATGTTAACTGGTAAACAAAGAGTTGATATTCGTTATAAAGAAGCGACTATACTTCATTGTGGTGACGACGTTAAAGGTGTAGAAGAAGGTCAAACGATATTCTATGATAAAAACGCTGGCCACAGGCTTGAAGTAGACAAGCAAGTTTTTTATGTTATACGAGATGTAGACGTTGTAGTTGTGCTATGAGAATAGATGCTAGTGACATTAGGGATTTAAATCTTCTTAAACACTATCGTATAATACGTAAGTGGGCTTGTAAAAATAATGATTTAAACGATGCAGAGCTAGAGCTTTTAATATATTTAGACTGCATGGATATGTTTACTAGAAAAGATTTTGAAGACGGTACATATTCTTTTAGTTGGGATAATCGTAGATGGAACAAGCTTTTACAAAACGATTGGATTACGCTTTGGCGAAGAAACAATAGGACTACACAAAAGTATAATATATATAAAGTTTCTTTTAAAGGCAAACAACTAATATCAAGAGTATATAAAATAATGCTTGGTGAAGAGGATATACCCACTAGTACTAGGCGCAACAGTATAATGAAAGGCAAAAGCTATAGCGATAAAGTTTATTCATTTGCTATTAACAATGTTAATAAAGATAAAGAAAGATAATTATGGACTATAAAAATCCTTTAAAAATGATCGACCCATTAACTGGTATGGAGATGACAATGCAACCACCAGTACCAGCTAATCAGATGGGTGTTGCTAAGCCCGTGTTTAGCCCTCAAACGCAAGGTATGGCGCAAACTATTTATGGCACGCCTGAGCAACGGCAAATGTCTATGGGTCAGCAAGCGCCTGTGTTTATGAAAGATCAAACAGGTGATGGTAAAATTACACAAGCTGACGTTATAAAAGCTAGAATAGAAGGTTATAAAGAATAAATAAATAATTATGGATCACAATATAAGTAAATTACTAGGCAAGCCTACGTTGGAAGGTCAAGTAGGGGAATCACACGTTTGGGACGGACCATTAGATACTAGCGGTTTTCCAATGGGTAAGGGCAGTAGCTCTGGTATTACAGGTATGCATGTTAAAAAATATCCTTGCAAATCATATAGCCTACAAGGACCAATAACCCAACGGGCTAAAGGATTTTAAGATGAGTCTTAACGATTTAAAATTATACGCTATTAATACAACCACGCTTGGTGTAACTACATTTGCGCAAATAGAAATGAGTTTAAAAGTATTACTTTTAATAGTAACTATTGGTTATACCTTGTCTAAATGGATTCAGCTTAAAAAGAAAAAATAATGTCAGAACTTAGTGAAAACACTAAATTCAACGTCAATGTAAAAACAATAATCGCTATCTGCGCTGGTTTACTTTCAATAGCAGGGGTTTATTTTACATTAATAGCTGAGATACAACAGATGCATTTAGATCTTATGCGCATGGAGTCTGAGCTTGAGATGAACTCTGAGTTTAGAATTAAATGGCCGCGTGGAGAACTAGGAGCATTACCAGATGACGCTGAGCAGAATATGCGTCTTATATATTTAGAAAAGTATCAAGAAAAAGTCGTTACTGATGTTGATCAATTAAAGCTTAAGGTTAAAGAATTAGAGGCTTGCGTGAACGAACAAAATTAAATGGAAAATATAAGTAATCACATAAGTTATAAAGAAGGTACAAGAAGCCTTACAGCTATACGTCTTGGTTTAGAAAACAAACCAAACTCGTATCAGTTAAGTAATATGATTGGTGTGGCTAAAAACATATTTGAACCATTGCGCGCGTGGGTTAATGATCCTATAAAAGTAAACTCTTTTTTTAGAAGTGAAGAACTTAACAAAGCTATAGGTGGAAGTTCTAGATCACAGCATTGCGAAGGTAGAGCAATTGATATTGATGACACATACGATAATGCTACCAACGCTGAAATGTTTTACTGGATAAAAGAAAATATAAACTTTGATCAAATGATCTGGGAGTTTGGT